CTATTACTTAATCCTGCTTCAGTCGTATTAATAACTGTACCAGAACCTACAGAATCGCTTCCGGTTAATACACCATTTACATAGTTAGATCTTAAACTTTGATTATAAGTGACAGCACATATAGTCCATGTTTGAACAGGAATGTTTCCACTTTGAAAATTAACGTTAGACACGCCAGGAACTCTGTGCGATATATTTCCATCTTCTTCAATAATTATAAAATTTGCTGTTGCGGCATGAAATAAAAATTTATAATTATTTGATTCTGAATCTGTGTAATCTTCCCTGTATATAGCAAATTCTAGAGTGTATTGCTGAGGCATTGTTATATTTGCATCTATGACTTCAGTAGTTGCATCAAAGACAAAACTACCTCCACCTTCCGCAGAAAATGTCACACCATTCATCGTTCCGTTATTATTTCCAGATGATATATCAGTTACTGCAGTTCCTGATCCAGGATAAGATCTAGTATTTCCCGCATCATGTAAAGCAGTTAATCCATCTGTTACTATTTTAGGATTATAACGAGTAGCCATAATTATGCCTCAATCAATGTTTTGACTACCTTATATGAAGTAGAAGTTGCCGACTCTCCAGTCGCAAGTAATCTTACATTATCACCGTTTATGTCTACGTCATATGTTGCGAGTATTCCATTTGTAGTCACTGTACCATATTCAGTCGCAACTGCAGTTGTTCCATCATGTGTTACAAGTATTTCAGTGATATGTCTCTCTCCTCCACTCACTGCTGTAACGATAAACTTAGCAGCACCATATGTCGCTTGGTCAAAAGTAGTTATGGCAGTTTGTGTAACTGTAGAGAGAGTTGACTCGGCAGCATCAAGAACATATGTGTCACTTGTACCGACTGTGACTGATCCGTTGACGTCGATACCAGATGAAGTTGTTTGTAATTTAGTGCTTCCATTATGTTGTAATGCAGTTGCACTTGTGCTATTAAGTACAAGAGTGTTTCCATTTGCAGTTATAACTCCAGCATCATTAAGAGTAAGACCCTCACCACTTGTTCCTAATGTTAATGAATTTGTTGCTGGATTATATGTAAGGAATGTATCTGTTTCAATACCCTGCTCACCTGTTGCGCCATCTACAAACGTAAGATAAACTGTTTCATTCGCTGTATTATTTGCAGTAGCAGTAACTGTCGCAGCATTTACATTTAAGGCATCTACGAATGCATTATCAACATCGGCAGTAATAATTGCACTGACCGTCGCAGAGTCTGTTCCACCTGCGGTATTAGCAACATAATCAACAACTGCTGCAGTTGTTGGTAATGAAGTATCGTTGTCACTTGATGCTAATCCTTCTGCTTCAGTTACGATCGCAGATGCAGCAAAGTCAGAAACTGCAAGATCTGGTAATCGAGCAGAAGCAAGTGTACCAGAAGAAATATTCGAAGCGTTTGTGTAATAACTTCCTGCTTGACCACCAAGTGTATCGGCATCGCCACCAGGAATAAAAGGTATTCTTGCTGAGTCAAACACACCTGAAGTTATCTTTGATGTGGCAAGATTCGGAATCTCTGCAGCATCGAGACTTATTCTTGCGTTATCAATTGTTCCTGTCAGCAATGATGCAGGAACTGCAGTAACTTCGATGTTGATAGATGCCGTACCATCAAAACTCTGACCTGTAGCAGTTACACCTGTTACGTCAATCGTTCTTCCAGTTGCAAGTGCAGTTGCTGTTGCAGCATTACCTGTTATATCTGAAGTAATTGATCCAGGTAAACGATCGTCCGATATCGTACCTGAAGAAATATTTGAAGCATTGAGTGATGTAAGTGATGCACCAGATCCACTGAATGTACCTGCCGTGATTGTATTCGTACTTGGATTATATGTGAGTTGTAGATCTGTTTCAATACCTTGAGCACCAGTCTGACCATCTACAAATGTCAGATAGACAGTTTCATTTGCTGTATTATTTGCTGTTGAAGTTACGTTTGTTGCAGTTGTCGCAGTAGATGCATTACCAGTTACCGCACCAGTCAGATTACCTTCAAATGATGCCGCTTTAACTGTACCATATTCTAGTCCAGGTGCAGAAAGATTGATAGGTGCTTCTGGTTCCGGTTCATAGTCGTTGAGGAACGTCCATTTATTTTCTGATACGTCAAAGAATAATCCTATGTGGGTGTAACCATCTCCAGCATCACCAGTATTTCTATTCGTAAAGAATCCGGTATCGATATCAGTCGCTGTAGCAGTACCAGTCCACTTATCACCAGTCGTATGACCTGTTGTAGCACCGAAGTCAATCTTGATTCCATAATCACTGTCAAGTAATTGTGCAGAACCAGTTATAGCTATTCCAGTCGCTTCTGTTCCGACTGAACTATCGAATCCCCATTCAAATGTATCAGTGCCACCTGTTGCATCAATTTTGACAAAGAATGACTTGGTAGAACTATCTCCTGAATAGTGTCCAGCAAAGAATGCGTCATCTAATCCTGATCCAACGAATGTCGTTCCTGCCTCACCAATCGTATCACCAGCATTCAGATACTGAATATTACCACCAATTTCAACATTAGCTGTTGACGTGATTGTCTGAGTACCAACAACAATCAAGTCACCATCAACTCGAAGATCCGAACTAATGTGAGTATCACCCTGAACTCTGAATGAATTTACCGAGTGGTTCTGCTGATTGATGATAACTTTACCATCTGATGAATCTGATTTGATGACCCAACCAAGACACATTGGATAGTTTGGATAAGTCGGTGCAGCATTTTGAACTGCCCCATCAGTGAGACCGGCAAAGAAGTTTAGTCCTGCAGTAAGACCTGATGTGTCAAATCCGTCAATGACACCTGCTACAACAATCTGTCCATATGCTCCGTCAGGTATGTCCTCTGCAGCAAGACCTTGGACATTATACTTCGAAGCAGAAGTAGCATTCGCAAGACTAACTGTTGGTGATTCCTGTCCCGCTTCATCGGTTCTGTTACCAGAATAATAGAGAGGTTGTCCTTTATTGATCTGATATCCGTTATTATTATAGACTCTCTCAACAACCTGCAAACCGATTTCAATTGGATGATCAAAGTCTGTATAATAATTTAGGTTCTTATGATGAGGATCATACCATAAAGCACCCTCTTGAAATCCTATATGGCTATCGTGGAAACTTGTATTGAATGCGACCTCACCAAAGATAGCAGAGTCACCAGTTACTGCTCCAAATGTTACGTCATCGGTCGTACCGACAGATTGACCAATTGCGACCTCTCCGTCTGTAATCGTAACACCAGTTCCACCCGAGAAGTGTGCTCTGACTTCAGAAGCAGATGGGCCAGTATAAGAAATAACACCTGTTGCTGGAGTATAAGAAAGACTTCCGTCTCCACCATTATCTGTAACAGAGATAGCATTCTTCGCATCAGAGTCTGCTCTTGCTGATGTGTAGTAAAGGTTTGTAGATCCTTCTGATAGATCGTCGGTCGACTTAGCAACAAATGCTGCATCAATATCAGAATCAACTCTAACTGTTGTGTAATAAAGGTTTGTGCCTTCTGATAGATCAGAAGTAGACTTAGTTGCCAATCTTATATCAAAATCACTATCAGATCTAACAGTCGTATAATATAAATTCGTGCCTTCAGATAAATCGGACGTGGATTTTTGAGTAAAATCGGAGTCAAATCCTGCGTAATTTCCAACAATCGAACCAGTAACTGTTATGCCAGAATCGGTTGTTTCTAATTTTTTGGAATTATCATAATAAAGTTCTACTTTACCGTTATTATATGTTCTAAGATAATATTCTCCAGATCCATTTTCTAGTCTGATATTTGCACCTTGTATTACTAGATCTCCAATACCACCTTCAGCAATAATAGAGTTGGTGCCATTATTATAGATTTGAAGATCATTAGCATCACCAAAGTACAGTCTTTGATTATTACCAAATCCGTTGATAGTTGCTGGAAATGAACCACCGTCTGCAGTTGTAATCGTCGCTTGAGAAGTTGAAGAATCCCAAGCAAAATTTGTAACACCAGCAACTGCGACAGATCCTGCTGAATCTAATTGACCTTGTGCATTGACAGTAAAGACTGGAATCTGAGAAGCAGAACCATAAGTTGCAGCAATGACTCCTGTGTCTGTAATACTGATAGTATCAGTAGAGGAATCATATGTAATTCCTGTACCACCATCAAGTGCCGCACCAAGATCCGAATCAAAGTTTGCTTTTGTGTAAATGTCTTCTACGTCGATACTAAATTGACCAGTACCTTGATCATATGATAAATCACCACTAGCAGATAATGCATTTCTTACACGAGTATCTGTATAGTATAAATTTGATCCTTCGGATAAATTATCTGTAGTAAATGGACTCAGATTGATAGAATCGCTAAACGATCCACCATCTGCAGTTGATATTGTTAAATTACCGGTAGCAGAGTCATACACAAGACCAGTCACACCAGCGACAAGAACTTCCCCAATCGAGTCAATAAATCCAGATGCATCAACAGTGAGGATTGGTATTTGTGTTGCCGAACCATATTCACCAGAGTGATCAGTTGCATCTGAGCGAGTGATTGTATTTGCAGCAAGATTACCTGTAACTGTTACACCAGTACTTTTAGTCTCAAACTTTTTGTTATTACTGTGATAAAGATCAACGGATCCACCACCGTTGAAGACTGCCATGTCTTCAAATCCACTATTTGCTTGAACTTTTAAAACACCGTTTGATTGCTTGACTGATATCGTACTCGTGTCTGTACCATCTGTGTAATATATCTGTAAGTCACTGTCTTGACCAAAAGATAGTACTTGATCGTCACCAAAGTTATTGATGATAGCACTGAAAGATCCGCCGTCTGCTGTCGAGATAGTTGCAGTGGATGTACCAGAATTCCAAACAAAATTAGTTACTCCAGCGACAAGTACTTCACCTATCGAATCAATCTGTCCTCGAGCATTAACGGTTACAACTGGTATTTGAGTAGAACTTCCATACTCTCCTGCTATTACCCCCGTATCAGTAATGCTGAGAGTGTTTGTCGAACTATCATAAGATAAACCATTACCATTAATTGATGCTTCGTCAAGTGCTGTATTAAAATCAGAATCAAAGTTTGCCTTTGTATAAACTTGTTCTACATCAAAGGTGAATTCACCGGTAGAAGAATTATAACTTAAGTCTCCGGCAGCACTGAAGAATCCTCTTATCTGATCTATTGATCCTTCAAGATTGAAATTAACCGGAGTATCAGCTGAATCAGTAACTGAGAATTGAGTTGAAGAATCTTTTAACTTAAGGCCACCAAGAAAAATTGTACTTCCACTTAAGTGTAGATCTTTCCATTTAGCTGAGTTTGAACCAAGATCGTAGGCACTATCAACATTAGGAATTAAATCCCCCGATACGACAAGACCTCTGTTAAGTACCCATTTTGAACTACTATTATCATATGTGAATGTCGCATTTGCACCACTTACAGTTAATCCTGCTCCATCGGCATCTGCACTGTCGAGTGCGCCATCTGCTAGAACGATGTTAACATCTTCTATAGTCAGTTCAGTTGAATTAATTGTAGTCGTAGTACCGTCAACTTGTAAGTCACCAGCAATAACAACTCTTCCTGTATTATCACCGATACCAGCAGGATCGATCGTAAAGACAGCAGGACCACGTAAGTCGCCAGTCAGAGTAAGATTTGTTAGCGTAGCATCTGCTGTTGAATCAATTGCATAATTAATTTCGTTTGCAGAAAGTGTTGGTTTAATCGCATTTGAACCTTTGAAAGTTAATCTTTCATCGGTAGAATTTAGATTATAGGTATTCGTTCCATCCGATAAAGGAACCTCGACAGCTTCTTCAGCAACAGCTGTGATTTGTCCCTGTTCGTTGATCGTAATATTAGGAATACTAAATGCGGTACCGTATGATCCTGCTGTTACTCCAGTATTGGTAATACTCAGAGTAGTTTTATCACTATCATTAGAATAGGTTGAAGTGATTCCTGTTCCACCAATTAGGTCAGAATTTTTGAACGCTCCTTCGTCAGAATCATATATGAGTATCTGACCGTTGCTCGTATTAGTGGAGATAACATCAGTTAAACTGTTAATTGTGGTAGATTCTGTAACACTTCGAACCGGTGTACCAACGACGATTTTTTTGACGAATGTAGTTTGACCTGTACTTGTAACTTTGATTGCCATATCCTACCTCACTTCGTCACAGAAGGAGATACTTGCATACGACCTTCGAGTATTCGTTCTACGATTGTTTCTCCGTCACTATCAGTAAAAGAGAGTTCTACATCATATACATATCTTCCAGTTTTCAAACCATCTGTTTGAGCATTTGTTAGTGATAAAGTTGCGATACCAGAAGTGGGATTTGATACGATTGCTGTAAAGTCAGTCGTATCTGCACTATCACTATTATAATTTTTCTTGAGTTTCGCAGTTACGGTGTGATTTGTAATATCTTTGACTGCGTCATTTTTGTCAACCAAGTGCAATTCAATAGCTACATCTGCACCTTGGTCTATGGTGAATTCTTCGTACTGGGCCATGAGATACCTTCCGTAAATCTTTGTCGGACGCGCTCTCACGCCCCTGCCTTATTTAGTACTATTTATAAAAAACAAGAATTACGTATTTCTAGCTCCATATAAATCTGTAAGCCTAATTATACCAGATTCTGGAACACTTTGATTTACAACACACGTAAGATCAAATAACCTTTCTGTTGTCTCAGAGGTTGATCCAAAATCTGCGCTGTCTCCGTCTGATAAAACTGTGTCTCCGATCGTAACATCAACTCCTGAGTTGTTTATGAAATTATAAACATCTGGATTTTCGTCAGAATCACTTGCACTTGGATCGGCTGTTCCTCCTCCAGATCCCCAGTAAAAAGTAAACACTGCTGAAGAAGTTCCAGGCTGACTAGCATTAAAATAAAATTCAGCCTCAGTTAAATCTAAATCATACAGATAATATATTCCAGACTCAACTGTTGATGTTCCTCCGGTAGCAAGGCTACTTGCACCAGGATTTCCAGGATATCCATCTTTTCTAAACATTTCAGCTTGTCCTGGAACATTATTACTTCTTGTTATTCTAAGAGTATACCAATGCTCACCAGTTAAGAAAGCACCAGTTGGGCTAGTTCTATGTTTACCAACTATCTTAATCGTAAAATAATAAGGATTTTGAGTATATCCGCTTGGATTTGAATATTCCCAAGAAAGTCTTCCTGAAGACACTTGACCCATTTTACACCAAGCAACAGAGTTATCTGTCTCGCGAACCATAGATGTTCCCCATCTATCTAGTCTACAATTCCAAGTACGATTATGCCACCCAGTCGAATAGGTTGTAAGTGTTCCAGCCTGATTAATATTTCGAGTACCGTTCAAGACCCCAGGAGATTGTCCATTGAGTCCTCTTATCTGCACATAGTAATTATACTTTTCGCTAGGAGATTGAATATCTAATCCAGATATGTTACCAAAATTAGAAGTAACAGGTTTACCTCCACCGGTGCCTAAAGTTGGTGCTGTGATTGTCCCTCCAATATCGGAATCAACCAATCCTGCTTTTCGATAATAAGACTTAAGGGAATATGGTGCTGTATCTTGGAATTCAGAAGCTAAATCAGAAAGAGAGATCTGACCACTTGATTGTAACGCCATTAGATCGTTCCTTCTGCTACAACATCTCCTACTGAAGTGATATCTCCATTACTTGCAATCTTAACTTTTGGTGTACCACTATATGAGAAGATTAAATTTGTTGCACTTGTAGTAATAGTCCAAGAACCAAGAGCAACCGTTCCTGCTATTATCTGAGTAACTGGACCGGTGATATTTCCTGTTGTGGTAATGTTTGAAGATCCTGCTGCAATCGCACCAGTTGTTACGGTTCCAGTTGTTGTAATACTGCCAGATCCAAAATCAACTGCACCAGTTGAAGTAATAGTACCGGTAATATTGATATTACCTGTACCTGTGATATCACTGCTGTTAAGATCAAGATTCCCACCAAGTTGAGGTGATGTATCTAGTGATATATCGAACGGAGTAATTACTCCATGTATCTCGTTAATTGCTCTTACAAGATCTCTTTTATCTGTTGTAGCAAGAGAAGCCCTTGTACCGATATCGCTATCACTATTGTTAATATTTGTTTGTAAAGTACCAATCGCGTCAATTACATTACTATCAGCAATATTATCAATATTACCAAGATCGTCGGCAATATTATTTAATTCAGTAACGAGTGTTGATATGGTATTTGAAAGTTGAAGTTCTGATTTTCCGAAACGTGCCATTATAGCTTCTCTATTATCTTGTTAAGTAATTGTTTAATTTCACCAACTTCATTCTTTAAGTCTTCAAATTCTTTTTCTTTTTCTTTACGAATTCTTTTTCTTTCACGAGCAAGTGCTGCTTCACTTTTATTTATATTCAATACCACGCCAGTTGCTTTATCACGAACTAGATCTTTATGACCTTCAACTTTCAAAAATTTACTCATTATGTACTCAGTGCTATTACTCTTAGGCTCTGGAAAGTAGGAGCCTTGGCAAAACTAGTTGATCGCATTACGATCTTTAATTGAAACTTTGTGAATGGCGTTAAGTCGCCACCTTCGCCACCTGGAAGATACTCATAATCACGGAAGATTGTTGATATATCGTCAACTGGATTATTTGTTTCTTCTGCTTGAAGTGTCCAGGCTTTATCAGTAATTAGTTCATCCGATGTTGCTGTTCGGAACCACATTTGAAAATCTGTATCACTCGGACGATTTGCAGCAAGTATGATCTTGAGACCTACAGCATCTTCAGCAAGTGTAACTGGAGAAGTAATATGTTTTGATGCGGCTGAACCACCTGTTGGATTTGATTCTGGAACATAGTTAATCGGGACGTTAAATCCAGTTGTTACCGACTGTGCTTGTTTGTCGATCTGATAACCAATTGCTGTCAATGAAGCTCTTTGTAAATCAATCATAGGTGCCACGTTCGAATCATCAGAACCTATTGCTATCTGAACAACTGCAGATCCGTCTGTGATACCAGCGCTATCTGCTACAGATGAACTGAGTAATGAGAAAGGATTCGCTGCTTCATTATCTGCGTTGAGAGCAAGGAAAGAAAATTCTGTATCTTTTGAATATCTCGAAGATGCTGAAGAAGATCCATAGTTTGTTGATCCGAAGTTTTCTGTACTCGTTAATTTAATACCAGCGCCAAGACCAGTTTCATTTGGTATGAGAGTTGCTACATTCGGTTGAACAACACTATATCTAATGTTCTTATCACAAAGAACTGCATTACCACCGCCAATAGCAGTGTCAGTTGCGTTTGTTCCTACGTTAATCTTAAATCCTGTATAATCAACATCGCTGTCACTTGATAATATTTTATGATATCCTGATAGATGACTGCTGTCTAATCCGCCAACTGATCCTCCACCCATGTGAAGATTGATGAAATCATTCGGTTGAAATCCATGATTCGGATGATTTACAACTACGACTGATGAACCAGATGTAGTTGATATAGGATTATTTGATAATAGTTTTTGTGGCAATGAAGTGTTCTTAAGAGTAATTAACCCAGTCAAATGTGCTTTGAATGCTGCTTTTTTTATTTTAAAAGAAAGATCTGTATCTTGTGCAGCAGTAAATGTCGCAGCATTTTGACTGAAGAATAAACTACCGTTTGTCTGTTGTTTGGATATTCTCTCTTCGGTTGATCCGATAACGAATGTGTCGCCTTGAGAAGCAAAGAGTTTATATTTCGAAGTATTCGTTGCAACTACAAAACAGTAATCAGTCAATCCGTTCAAAAAGATAGGCTCGTCAAATTCAAAGATAGTTGGTGTTGAAGCATCAGTTGAAACATTAATGTCTGCTGCTTTTACAACTATTTCTGAACCAGGGATAATAGATGATGATGACGGAAATCCATTCACCATTGGTCTTAATTCAAGTAAGACTGGTAAAGTATTCGAAGCACCTATGTCTTGAAAAAATAACTCAATTTTGGTGATAAAGATCCCGTTCTCTTCGTTCACATAGAATGATTGAGCGAGAGAATATTGATCTACTTCATATGCTAAACTTGTTGCTGTCATTTATATACCTATCTTATAAATTTGAATTTCCATTAAAAGCCCCAATTTACGTCTGCTTCTCCACCCATGACTCCAGCCCCACCTATTCGATCAGCCCTTGTCCCTGATCCTACCAGCGTACCATCGGTGTTTCTTACTTTTACTAGTTTTCCACCAGCGATAACATATGCTACGCCTTTATGTCCTTTGCGTTCGTTATCATTGTTATTGTTATTAGATCTATGAACAGGTCTAGGCGGTGGCACTTTTTGACTCTTGAAAGTTAGTACTCTAGTCGACTTAATATCTTCTTCGACAATATCAAGTAAACCAGCAGAAGTGAATGTTCCTACTGCAATTGAACTTGCGTTATCACGATTAAATCCTGTTACGTCAAGAAGATGAAATTCTTTAGTTCCAGTTCTAAACTTTTGTGCTTGAATGAAGAAACTTCCCTCAATTGATCCGTCAGCATCTGATACGAGTATACTCGTTCCTTCAGGATGTGAAGTAGCGTTCTTTTTGATGTTACCATAATCAGTAACATCATCTGCGTATCGAACGAATGTTTCTTCTCTTACCCAGGATGCGACTGCTTCACGATCAAAGAATGCAAAGTGTTGCGTATTCGGTCTTAATCCATCTGCTCTAAAGTATATCTTTTTCTGTCTCATAAATGGTATGAGTACCGAATCGACAACTTTTGTACCAATTACTTCGCGTATCTTTTCGTCTGTAACAACTTTATTGAAGATATTGTTCTTAGTGTTTGAGGTTCGAGATCCAGTTGTAAGATCTTCTATTTCTTTACCTGACCAGTTCCAAGAATGATTATTCCAAAGATATGCTTGTTTCGTATCTAATTGTAATCCACCATCAACCACCTTACCTGTTCGAGTCTCTGTATCTCTCCATTCATCTGAACTTGGTGAGAGTTTGACTGTCGCTCTCCATTGTGCAAAATCAAATGGATTCACTACGATTGCTGTACTTGCTTTTGAAGCGTCGATAAAGTCTGCTGAATCATAATCGAGATAAAGGTTATCACCCTTTCTAACTATATTTGTACAAGCATCTGAATCAATTACTAATCTAATGTTATCCTCATTGAACGCGGGATGTAAGAAAGAAGCAAAGGGATCAAGTGATGCAGCATAGTCTTCGTTTCTCGTATCAGAAAGAATCTGATCCTCGAAGTTATCTGTTACGAACCCAGATCTCGTTCTGTTCAGTCCTGCTGAGTCAAGTATTTGTATATTCTTAGTGTCAAGTTCGAGTAATGTTAATGTCGTAGCTTCTTCTAATCGGTCTATTCTCTTTTCAAGAAGAGATATGTCTTTCATCGTAAATCTTTTATGCTCGATTGGTTGCATCAAGAGATCTGAATCGTGAAGAGTATTTGCACCGAGTATTACACTATATAATCCCATGGTCTTTTCAGGTGTCGGTGGGAATTCGATAGCAGGTGCGCCATCGCTACCTTCGATAAATTGTAATAAACCTTCACTTGTGAGAATGAGTTTAGCGGATTTTTGTAGATAATAGTCTGAGTTGAATTGAACGGTATCATTTGGTTGAGGTAACTCATTGACTTGAGCGTCACCTCCAACGAATGTTCCGTCGGATGAGTTCTTTACCGGTCTAAAGTCGAGAACATTTGCTAGTGAGACTACTGAACCATTTGCTAGAGTATGAGTCGGTATGTTCTTATATCCACCAATGTCGTCTGAGTCATAAGAATTGACGGCAAAGAAATCGCCACCGGTATGTGTAAAGTGATCAAAGGTAGCATAAACACCAGAATCTGGCATTGTCTGTCCACCTTTCAGAATAAGTCTACCTTCTGTATAGAAGTTATCTCGCTGTCCGTTATCTAATATAAATCTTCCAGAATAATCTTCGGTACCAGTTGCCGAATCTTTGATTACTGTGAGTGAGAATATATCTGCTTTTCCAAGACCAAGTGAGAGTAATCCGTTCCCGTCAGAATCGATATTAGAAGCAACTGATGTATCAATTTGACCAGAGTTTGTCGAGGTCTTTGTCTTCGTACGAATTGTTCCGGCAGTATTATTCACATAGTATGCAACTTCATATGTTCCATTTGCTGCAGAGTCGAGAGTAAAGTCTGCAGTCTGCTGTCCCGCGCCACCCGAGGTAAATGAAACTGATCCTGTAAATACGTCACTGTCGTTCTTAGCAAATACCCAGTCTCCAGTATTCGCATATGTTTCAGTACCACTCAGAGTTGGCATCGAACCATCTGCACCAGAGACTGAAATATTATTTGCAAATCTCTGTGTCTCTATTGATATCGTATCAATATTTGCAGGTCTTGTTCCTGGTAATTCAAAGAGTAGATTGTTCTTTTCAGTTTCATAAAGAACTGCTTGATTATTTTCTTGAATGATATTGAACCAGTTATCTGAGTCTGATCCGATACTCTTTGCATTACGAAATGATTTATTAGCATTCATTTGAATATCAAAGAGATGATACCTGTAATCCGATCCGTCTTCTGATATTGCACGAACCCTCGCAGTACCAAGTTTCGCATTTGATCCACCATGAAAGTCTGCGCTATCTTGTATATTCAATTGTTCAAAGGTGCTCAGACTTGGTAGACCATTTGTATTTCCTTGGTCTGAAGAAACCTTGACGAAGTTACCGAATGCTGCTGCTACCACTTCACCTGTCTCTGAATACTGATTCAGCGACTTTGGAACTCTTATTGAGGAAGGACCACGTGATACTCTGTATCCGTCAATCACTGCTACGCCATCGCTTACTTTCAAAAGTAAATGCGTATTTGCAGAGTCCTCTTCAAATTTTGCTTTAAATTTTTTGACTGTATAGTCACCTGAGTTTTCTTTTATTCTTTGAGCAACGACTTGTGAAGGAACGTTGTACGGATTGAATTCATTTACAGTTCGAACAACACCGCCATTTTGCATTTGGATTAGGAAGATGAAACTTTCATTCGCGCTAATATCTGCTTCGTCAATCAATGTCAATTGGATTCTATATCTGTCTGCTCCTGGTGCCGCCTCATTCGGAACTGCACCTTGATTGTCATATAAATCTGTATCATCAGCAATAGTGACTACGTCTTCAACAACCTTAAATCCGACTGTTCCTGTGAAAGTATCTGTATATTTTGAAACGATAAGTGATTGATTATCTGTAAAGACAAAGTGGCCCTTTGCATAAAAGATACCATTCTGAACATTAACGACTATACCGACACCAGCAGCATTTGATGATGCAGTCGTAAGAGTAACTGAACCGTTACTAAGGTTTACTCCGTCTGGAATACGAAGAGTTGATAAACCAGCTGTTGCGTCTTTTGTGTAAGTATATCTCACATAAAGTGTTGCAGGATCTGCTCCTGCAGCTTCTACAACTTGAAGTACTTCGAACTTAATTCCATCTGCGCCTTGACTCGTAAATTCTGTACCAACGATTGTACTTGTATCAGCAGGAAGAGAGTTTGTTGTTTCATTTAGTTTAACAAATTCATATGCGTTGTTAACGTTCACACCACCAGCTTTTACCATAGCACCTTCAGTGAAGATGTTATTACCAAATCTCTCAATTTGTTTTTGTAAGATTGTCTGTGCCTGAGTTAATTCTCTCGCTTGTAATAACTTACCACTGTTGAAGAGTATTCTATGATAGTTATCACTATCAACAAAATCATCCTTATATGTAGTACTAAAAGTGGTATTGGTAATATTTGTTGCCATATTTTTACACCGTTATAATAACTTTAATATCTTCTTGTTGATCTGCATCTCTCAGAACTGCTGCTCTGTTTTCAACGTAAAGAATTTCTCCCGTGAAAGGATTGACTGCACTATTTCTTACACCTTGTGATATCTGACTTGAACCACCTGACGCGCCTGATATATTTGCTCCGACATGAAAAGTACCGAATCCACTCGAATCATTTTGATGGAAGTAGATCGCTGAACTATCTATATCGTCAATAAACGCATTTGTTGCTGGAGAGCTATCAGTACTCATTAATCTTCCAATGCTGTTACTAAAGTTAGTGATATCACTAACTTTCAAATAACGTAATGCCCGACCAGATGTACCTTTGAAGATTGCTCCTGGATTTGCGCTATCCGAGTGCCTAATATTTTTCATTAAACCGATTTGTCTAAACTCCGCATCAACTACGAATGCATTCATTCTTGAAGAATCATTAGCAGGTGCCACTCTTCCGTCTGGTTTAATATTGAGCATGATATTATTTGCTTTGAGATCGACAGTTGGATTATCTCCTATACCTTCGACTGGGCCAAGGATTGCTCGAGCAGCTGCACCTGAACCACTTCCGCCAGTAATGACTACTTCTGCATAATCGTATCCACTACCAAATGAAGTTTCGTCATCCATTTCAATCTTTGTAATAGAATTACCTACAACTGTCGCTGTCGCACTACCACCTGTTCCGTTTCCTCTAAATGAAATAGTAGGAGTGCTTGTATATCCTGAACCTCCGGATGTTACGATAACACCAAGTATTTGACCTGAAACAGCAGCATCTTCAACATTAAACTGATTCTGACTTGCAGCATTCGTTGCTTGATCACTTGAATCAACATACTCAATCGGTATCCAGTTAGTTGAGAGAAATGTCGCTGCACGTGATGCACTTAACTCATACATGTATTTCCAGATATAACCATCAGTCGTTTCAAATGGTACATCAATCGTGGTACCTTGCGTAGAATAATTTGGTTGTACAGTTGATGTCTGTGCCTCTCCTGCAGCATTAGTTGGCTGTTTCAAGCAAATGTAGACTTCATTATTTGATGTTAGAACATAATAAGAATTCGTTGGTATACCTTGAACCGAATCAGAAAATGCTGAAAAGATTGTACCAGCAGTCCAGTTATATCTTGGTATAACGAGAGACGCGCCTTCTACCTTTTTTACTGCCTGAAGATTATTTCTAAAATTTCTTTCTTCGCGAAAAGTTCTTAATGGATTGACTGTTGTATCGGTTGAGTTATATGTATCTGTTTTGCCGATACCGATATAAAATTCATGAGAATCGGCAATAGGATTATTTACCTGATCCAACAGTAATGTTGCCATATTCTTTTTGATTGTATCTGTTACTATTGCTACCATTTAATTATCCATTAAGCTATCGTTGTTACGCTTTGATTACCAACTAGGAACCAGTTTGTTCCATCCCAAATACAAGTCGCACCTTCATTTGTCGCGATCGCAAAACTTATACCACCTGCAAAAATACTTCCACCATCATCTGGTGTTATGGTAGCTGTTCCCGCACCTTTGTTTGTAAAAATTTTCAATTGACCAGGATGACTACCACTACCTAATGTTACAGCTAAACCCGATCCTTTATTACATATAATATAGGTTGCTGTAGCATCTGCTGTTCCGTTTGCTGTAATAGTCGAAGTTCGAAATGATACTGATTTATTTGTTAGTGTTTGAATCGTATTTGTTAATATTACGTCACCTGTCGAATCAGGGAAAGTGATAATATTATCTTGAGTTGGGTTTGTTACCTTCAATGTTGTTTCAAACGCATCAGCTGTTGATCCTTCAAAAATAATACCATCAGATCCTATCGATAGTTGCGATGAAAGAGTATCTGCGTCGCCGCCAAGGAACGTATATAATTCTGTAAAGTTAGCATTGATCTTTGTACCAGCACTACGAAGAGTATCGCCAGTGCCATCATTTGCCGATGTTCCAGTTGATATATTTTGTCTTGTCATAAAATAAAACCCTTATTTCTTATAATGTTATTTATAATCTTTATATAGAAGAATCGCTCAAATATGAAGTAAACATGTCATTATCCATTGTTTCTGTGATCAGTGAAATATCTGGTCCAGATGAATCATAACTTTCATCTACATAAACTGAAGTAAATGCCCAGTTATCTTTGACATCACCGAATTGAGTACCAGTTTGATTAAACTCTAGATATACATCTGAATCAGCAACACCAGTAATTGTTATTGTATTTTTATCCCACTGATTAGAGACCGCAGTCGATCCTAAAACAGTATTCAGTGTCGATGGATTCAAAATTGTTCCATCAGTATCTAATGCCTTACCAAACGATAAAACTAAATCCTCATTACTTTGTGCGTCATTGCCCCATCCAGAACCACCTTTATTTGTCCAGTAAATAATTTCTGTTACATCAGAAAGGTCTACAGTATATTTAGTTGTATA